AGCGCCAGGTCGAAGCGGAGGGCATTGGTCATCTGGGTCGCGCTCCCCGCTCCTCGCCGTCACGAGCGAGGTCGATCTGGCCGGTCATGAACGCGGCGTAGGCGTCCAGTTCCTCGAAGGTCAGCTGATCGTGCTCGGCGCGGGTCATCCCGTAGAACTGGCAAAGCTGGGCTCTGGCACACCATCGGGCGGCTTCCCGGGCGATCTGGTCGCGGCGGTCGAGCCGCTCCGCTTCGAGTGCGGCTTCCCGCGCGGCTTCCCGCGCTGCGCGCCACTGGGCGGCGGCGCGGGGGTCGGAGGGCGGGTCGGAGGAGGGACCTCGCCCTCATCGGAGTCAATGGTGAGGTTCATCTCGCCGAACGGCATCGCCTGCGCCTGCGCCCATGTGAACGCGGGGTCGGTGCGGCTGCGAAGGCAGAAGACCAGCACCGCCAGCATGTCCTCGCGGTCGCCGTTGATCAGCGAAAATGGGTCCTTGCCGTCAAGCGCGACGCGAGCGCGACGGATGTCTTGGGTGTTGAGCCACCGCGGCCAGTTCGGGTCGAGGGCGGGCACTGCGACAGCGGCCGGGCCGGTCGTCTCATCGGTGGCGTCCTCGACGGCCTGCAGCGCCACCGCCTCATCAACCGCGCCAGCAACCGCACCATTGGCGCTGGGGGATGCTGCCATGCTCTCCGTCGTCAATGTGCCCTCTCGATCCGGTTGAGGATGTCGGTGGCGACCACCTCGACCCGGCGGTGGAAGCCCGCCTTGAACGGCGTGATCGTCCGGTAGAACGTCGGATGGGCCAGCTGGTCGACCCAGACCTCGCGGTCGCCGTAGACGGGGTGGCGCCAGCGGGACCGAGAGCCCTCGTAGTAGCTGGGGAGCCGCCCGTAGGACGGCATCCTGCGACCGTCGACCCGCAGGATGATCCCTGCCTGCCGGCCGGCCGTCTTGACCTGCAGGTGGACCGCCTTGGCGAGCAGCGACCGCAGCGACGGCTGCCCACGGCGGGCGTTGCTGCTCGCGTCGTGCCCTCTGGACGGGGCGGCAAGGTAGGTCGCCTTCAGCAGCCCGACCAGCGGGGCCATCTCGCTGCGCCACCCGCGGGTCATCTCCAGGCGGAGCTGGCGGCCGTTGGCGGCCTGGCGGAGCGCGGCGTTGATCGCCTTGAGATCGCTCCGGTCGACGATCGTGATCCCAGCCATCGGCAGATCCTTCGGAGAGGGTCCGAAGGACTCATGGAGGAAAGAACCTTCGGATCCGGTTGTCACCATTCCGCAACCGCGTAGACGCGGTCGGGTTATCTACAGCGTGCAGTCTTGCGGCAGACACCTACACCGTCTGAAGGGAGCCAGCCATGTCCACCCAGCCGCCGAGCGGCCGCCCGATTTGGGAACCGCCCCATCCGCCTGAGCCGCCAGCCGCGCCGGACGCATCAAGCTCGCCGTCGACCCCGCTCGGGAAGCACCCACTTGTGCGGCTCGGCCTCGGCGCGCTCGCGTTCATCGGCTTCATGCTGAGCCAGCAGGACGTGAGCCTGCTGACCGGTTCAGGCACCGTGTGGATGGGCTTCACGCTCACCGCCGTCGCGGCCGCCGCGGGGTTCGTCATTCCCGCCACGCCACGCTGGCTGCGAGCGCTCCTCATCCTCGCGGTCATCATCTCGTTCGGGTCCGCCGTCCACGATGAGCTGTGGCTCCAGCACCAGCGGCAGAAGATCAGCCAGCTTCTCAGCGGGCTAGAGACCAATGGGTGACGTTCCTGACCTCGTGGGCATCGCAGAGATCGCAGCGCGACTCGGGGTCTCCCGCCGTACCGTCGCTTCGTGGCGCTACCGCCACAAGCGCCCACCCAAGCCGCCATGGCAGCCGTTCCCCGAGCCGTTCGGACATCCGGGCGGCCACCCGGTCTGGCAGTGGGCCGACGTGGACGCCTGGGCGAAGGCCACCGGCCGGCTCAAGCCGGCCACCACCCCAGGACAGCGGCTGCACGGCGCCCGCGACCTCGACAAGCCTTAGGCCGGCACGACCACATTCTCAGCGGGCGTCCTGGTCACAGCGAAGTTGATGACGATTTTCGCGGAGGCCTCCAGGTCGTCGCGCTGCTTGGGCGCGGACCCGACCGTGACCGGGAACACGTCCATCTTCTTGCCGGGCGTGTCTGATTCGTCGAACCAGACGACGAACCCGGTCGTGCCGCGGGGGAGCAGCGCGCGGACGTCCACGCTGTTGGATGACGCGTAGAAGGTGAGGCTGCTGTCTGAGCTGCTGGTCCGTCCGGCGAGCTTGGCGGTGAACGTCGAGCCCAGGTCGGGCATGTCGATGAAGTTCACCGACACGTCCCAGCCGGCTGCGTCGGAGATTTCCGGGGAGAGGTTCGTCCCGGCGTTCAGCTCGGCGCGGGTCGGAGCGGTGATGATGGCGCATGCGGGCAGGTAGGTCACCTGCGTGAACCCTGGTCGGAAGTAGCGAGTGCTGGCGGTGATGTTGCCGGCTGGCATGGCCTATGCCTCCTCAGTGGTGGCCGGCTCGGCCGGCGCTTCCTGCTGCTTGCTGCGGCGACGGGGCTTCGGCTCCGGGGATGGTTCCGGCTCGGTCTCCGCCTCCGCCTCGATGCGCACCCAGCCCTGCGAGGCGTGGATCGGCGCGGCCGACTCGGCGACGGTGATCACGGTGTCCAGATCGGGGTGGCGCATGTGGACAACCGGCTGGCCTTCGAACGGCGCCACCTCGGGGGGGAGCACCTCGCCCATGTCGTCTTGGCCCTCGACGGGGCGCCATCCGGAGCCCGCGAGGATCGGGACCGCCGACGACGCGACGACCGCCCGCCCGCCGGAAATCGGGTGGTAGATCTGGACGTCGCCCATTAGGGGACTCTCACCACAATCACCTTAAGGCTCGCGGTCGCGGAGTAGGAGAGCGACGACAGCCCCGTCGCCGGGTCCTTGTGGACATCGGTGAGGGGGATGATGGACAGCCCGGTGGTGGCGGGCACGGAGATCGTGCGGGCCGGCAGCGGGGTGAGGTCTCCCTCATAGGTTCCGGGCGAGGCGACCGTGATGGTGATCGGCGCACCCGAGGTGTTCTCGGCGACCAGGAACGTCCCGGCACCGGTGGCGGTGGTGTCGCCGTTGGCGGGGGTGCCGGCGGCGGTGATCAGTGCCCGCAGCGCGAGCCCCGCGAGCGGGCAGACGTTGGTGACCAAAGCGGCCATGGCGGTCCTTTCAGATACTCTCAGGAACTCTCAGGTGGTGGCGATGCGGAGGACGAAGATGCCGCCGAAGTAGCCGATGATCCCGACCTCCTGCATGCCGAGCGGGGTGAAGCTGCGGACCTCGCAGTCGTCGACCATCCCGCCGAGCGTCCGGTCGGCCTCCACCGCCGCCACGATCGAGGAGGCGCCCTCGGGGTCGGCGTAGCGAGCGAGCTGGTGCTGGCCGAGCTGGCTGATCGCGCTGGAGACCAGCAGGGTGATGGTCGGCTCGAGCACGGGGCGGTGACCGCCGAGCGCGCTGCGGTAGCTGCCGATCGGGGGGACGCCGACGACCGCCGCGGGTGGGTTGACCGCGCCGGGGGTGAGGTCGCCGACCGAGAGGCCGTCGATTGCACCCAGGCGATCTTCGATCCCTTGCAGAATGGCTTCCAGCGACGCCATCAGCGAGACCCATGAAAGAGCGAATAGCGCTGCGGGGTGTAGTTCAGGGTGCGACTCCGCCGTTTGACGAACGGATCCAGCAGCATCAACACGTCCGGGTCCTCGTACCGGCTGATCCGCACCGGCCCGAAGCTCGCCATCCCGGTCGCGAACCCGTCGGGGGACTCCCGGCGCTTGAACAGCTTGGCGGACTTCAGGATCGCCGCCTCGTTCACCTGCCAGGGAAACTGCAACCAACCGCCACGGGCGGTGACCTGCAGGCCTGCCCGGTAGGCCGAGTAGCCCGGGTAGCCCGGCCCGATCGGCAGCGTCCGGATGCCCGTTGTGACCAGCATCCAGTAGGCGCCGGGCTGGCCGGTCAGGGCAGCGTTGCGTGGCTCCAGCTCGAAGTCGGTCCCGTAGGTCCAGGTGGTCTCGTAGGTCCCGTCGCCGTCCTGGTCGGTCTTCACCACCAGGCCGGTCAGGGTGGCGATGTCGTCGAGCCAGCAGAAGCCGGGGTCGTCGGGCCGGTAGGTCCTGGCGACGGGGGCAGGGTCGGCCCAGAAGCGGCGGCTGCCGGGGACGCCGCCAGCGCAGTAGTCGTCGATCGCGCGGCTTGAGACGCGGACCGCACGATCGAGCAGGGTGGCGTCGAGGTTGCCGGCGGTGTCGCCGAGGTGGCCGCGGACCTCCCCGGCGGTGCAGTACACGTCGGCTGCGGCGGCACCGCGGACCTCGAACTGGCCGTCGGTCGCCTCGGTGAGCGCGCCGGTGGCGGCGAACCGGTAGGTCCACATGCCCGCCTGGGAGCAGGACCCGACGGCGGTGTAGGTCCGCGTCGGCCCGCTTGGCGTGCCCGGTGTCACCGTGGGCGCGTCGGCGGTGCCGTCCGGCCGGGTGACGGTCGTGGTGACGGTGACGCCGGCCCAGTTGGTGAACGTCGGGTCGAGCGCGGTGAGGGTGTAGGGGAGCTGGTAGGCGTCGCCGACGTTCAGCGGCTCGGCGCTGCTGGTCACTGCACGCTCACCTCCCCCTCTGCGCTGGTCACGGTGACACCCCCCGCCGCCGGGCCGGCGGGTTGGACACGGCCGGTCGCCTGAACGGCAGTGCGCACGCTCCCGGCTGCCTGCATGGCGGGTTGGGCGCTCCCGCCTGTCACGCCCGCCGGGATGACTGCGCCGACGGCGGAAACGAACTCCGGCGGCGGGATGAACGCGACGACCTCGAACGCGCGGCCACGGCGCAGCCGGGCCCCGCGCAACCTGCGCGGCTGGCTCGTGACGGCGTGCGGATACGGCGGGTTCTGCTGCGGGCGGACCGGGGTGACGGAGCGGCCCCGGCAGACCCGTGGGACGGGCCGCAGGCGTGGCCGTTGCTGGGCGACCGGGTGCGGGTGCGCCTGGCTGGCGGCTGGCTGGATGCAGCGGCCGTGGCGGAGCGGCACCGGCCGGGGGCGCCGGGCCATGACCGGCTGCGGAATCCACGGGGTGACGGCCGGGGTCGCCTGCGACC